CGTCAGGCTCAACGCCCCATTCGGCGTCGCACTTCGGACAACGCCAGTATCGAAGCGGTGGCGCTTTGTCGGCGCAATCACACTCGGAGCGGTGCGTCATTCGGAGCGTTCCTTTGCAAGGAACGATGCTGCATCGCCAATTGCCGCCGCGATCTCTTGCGCAATGCTCCTAGCGCCATCGTCCGGTGCATCGATTGCGGCCTGTAGCGCGATGCACTGTGCTTGCAGCAAGCCATTGACCTTTCCGCTGTCGTGCAGAGAGTCACAACTTTTATCGAATGCTTCCGTCATTTCTTCTCCTCTGCCGTTAGCGGTGGGGTGGGGGCGTCTTCCTCTAGGATTTCGACGCCATCGAGGAACGGCTTGATCGACTGGTAAAGCTGCGCGTACTGACGCACGAGGCGCTTTTCTTCGCGCGCACTCTCGGCCTCGTATGACTCCATGCGGACATGCTCCATGTCGCGAAGGATGGCGTTGAAGACAGAGCGTTTCACTTGGACTGTTCCTGTGCTGGGTCGTGCTCGGTTTGAGTTTTCGCCGCACCCACAACGTAGAGAACCGGCTTGCGGGCGTAGTCGCCATCGCGCGCGTACTCGCGGGCAGCCGCCACGCAGAGCGCGTGCGGATGTTCACCGGGCGCCTGTTCGTTCTCGTGATCCTTGCCGCAGTGGCGGCACGCGGTTCCCCTCATGGCTGCACCTCCACCAACATCGTCTTGGCGCGCTCGTAGCGCTCCTGAAGCCGATCGCGATATTCAGCAGCGGTGGCCCAGCGCGCGTTCGCTGTGGTGATTGCGGCGCGGGATGAACCCGGCTCTAGGTTGGCGCGGCGGTCGCTTGCCGCTTTACTCTTGCGATCTGCGGCGAGATATTCGCGCTCATACCGAGCCAAGTCCTTTCTGGTGACAGGCTCTGGAATGTGCATTGGCGGCGACGGGGCCGCTTGATACCAAGCACTCATGGGAAAAGCCTTTTCAGCGCGAGTTCGATGAAGGCGAGCCGAGATGGCAAACCGAGTTTCTTAACTGCGGCGTCCACTTGCTTCGCGGTTTTCGGGTCCAGCCAGATCGCCACCCGCTTCCGGGTGGCGTCTTGCTTCTGGTTCGCCCGCTTCTGGGCCTCGCTGGTCATTGCAGGTTCGTCCGACCGTCGAGCGTAACGAACAGTTGGCGGATCGCGCCGCGTGGGCCGATCAGCCACAGGACGCCTTGGTGCGTGTTGTGGCCTTCCCACTTGCTGACCGACTTCACGGTGAAGAGTTCGACGCGCTTGCGGTTCGGCATTTGGATTTGCTGACCGACTTGGATTTCGCTGAGTTGCATTGTCCGTCTCCGTTGATGAGACGTATATAGGATATCCTAGACGCGGTGTCAACAGCAAAATCACTGTGCCGATCCTTTTTCGGAATGGTCCTGCGGCGGGCGCTTGTCGTTTTGGGTTTTGTTCAGTGCCTCGGCCAAAACGTCGCTTAGGGCTTGCGCGTCCGGTGTCGGTTGATTGTCGCGCTTGCGACGCGCACACTCGGGGCAAGGGCGCGTGCAGTCGTCGCATCCCTCCTCGGCATCAACGCAGAAGCCGTCGAAGCATGACCACACGAAGCCTTCGCCGCCGCACTGGTAGCAATCCCACGGATCATCCGCCTCGTAGTCCTCGTAGTTCGTCTCACCCATTCTCCGTCCCTCCCGTATTAGCGAGGATGAGAGCGGAACGGGCTTCGATCAGCGCGGGGTCGCTAGCGATCAGACGCGGCGCCGGATCGCAGTCGCCGCCAAGATCAATAATGCGGTCACGCGCTGTGCGAACTAGCGCCTCATACGAGCGGATCAAATCGCTCAGCGCTTCGTACAGAGCAGGAGCGGCGGCTATCAGGCGGGTGTCCGCTTCAGGATTAAATGAGCGACACTCCGCGACGGTCAGGCCGTCGTGACCAATGAGGTAAACGCCGCTGCCGTCGTACGGCTCTTCCTGATAGTACCACGGCCCCGGCGTGAACTTCGTCTCAGCCATCACTCGTCCTCTCTGAATGCTTCCTGGATCAGGTTCTTGACGATTTAGGTTCAATGAATTTTGACCGCTTCTCTTTCGGAAGTTCTAACAACAGCCGAATTGCTAGAGCCGCCGGCCCGCTTGGCCCTTCAGCCGCATACGTCTGAGCTGTGCGAGGGGAGACCCCAAGAAGGGGCGCCGCCCCCACTTGGGATAACCCTAGCTTGGTGAGAGCGGCGCGGTATTCGTTAGCGGTCACTTAGTCTTCCTTCGTTTGAAAGAGAACTTCTGTGCCAGAGAGATTGATGACGCGAACACCAAAGGCCCAATCCCGCTTAAACCATTTTGCGTAACGGATGGCATAGGGCGTATCGGTGAATTGATGGCGGACAACTTTCCAGTTGTTGCCGTTTGGCTTCAACTGGATTTGAACGTAGCACTCAGTCATCTTGAAATTCCCGCGGCCCCGTGGATAATTCCCCGAAAGCGACAAACCCTATATACGCAAGTCCCGCGCATACGTCAATACTGCTTACGCAGATTTTTCCGGTTTCCTGGGATAACCATTGACCAGCGAACTCCGCACATCCCAACGCGCGCACCGCACAGTCGGGTGAAACGCTTGCTCTCGCAGATCGATTTGAACCACATGGCCACGCGCTCGCCAGTAGGCTTCAATTTTCAGCTTCAAAAGCTCTGCACCTGCTTTGCTGGTGTAGTCAGCCTCTGCGTAAGTGCGCCGCGAATCAGTCACGCCAAAATCTGCTAAAGCCATTACCTACTCCTTACCGCTTTAAAGAATTGCGCGCCGGCCATAGCCCATTGAACCGGCGCGCGCCTGAAGCCCCCTTCAGGTGTTCTGGTAGCCCTTCATCACTTCCTCCCATTCGCGCTGCACGTCCTCTTTGGACACGCCTGGCAGAATGCGAGTTTCAGCAAGGGCGAAAAACTTAGCCATGAGCTGATCGAACTCAGCTTCATCCATCTTGTGAAAGGCGATGCTATCAGCCTCAACCATCACCTTGCCGGAAGGCAGGACGGTTTCTTCGCAATAGCCAAGCGCGATCTGCACAGCCTTTCGGAATTTCGTGAGGGTAGGGTAGTAGTCTTGGTGTGGAAACAGCACCGCCAGCAAGGCGAAGAACTTGTTGTGAAAAGTTACGTTGCGCGGTCGCGTGATCGTAACACGCACCGTCTCGCCATTCTTGAGCGAGCTAAGAGCTTCCTCGCCTAGCGCATCGAACGGACGCAGAGCGCCCATCTGGCGCTTGAGGAAGCACTCAATCGCCATGACGCTCTAGCTGCTTGATCGTGTCGTCAATCTCAGCGTTGAAAATCTCCACGTCCTTTTCGAGTTGCGCGATCACCGCGTCATCTCGCTCCACGCGTTGAGAGAAGAACCGCAGTCGCTCAGGCAAGCGCGGGTCAAACGAGATGAAGTCCGTCCAGCGCCGTCCAGTGCAGGCCATTTCCCATTGCATCTGCGTGACGTACTTTGGCGGGACGCGTTGGCTAAGCAAATTTTCTATGTGCGTACTCGTAAGCGGGCACTTCACCTCAACCAGCCCGTCATCGCCCACAAAGCCGTCCGTGCTGGCGCCAGCCCATTCAACGCCGGGATGGATCACGAAAGCTGCCGGCGCTACAGTCACGCCCTCACGAAACTCATAGGCCGCAATCGCGTGAGGCTCGGTGTCGATGCCCCATTGCATAGCGGCGTTTACATAGCCGCTTTCGCCGCAGCCGCCCGTCAGGCGCTCCACGATCAGCTCAGCGGCGTAGTTTGCGCGGCTGGTGCTCCATCCGGTTTTGGTCTTGGCGAGCATGTCGCAAATGCGAGAGGCGGTTACGCGGCCAACGCGCGCGGCCTTCCAAGCTTCTGTGTCTGATTGAAGGATCACTTGGTGGCCTTTTTCTTTGCCGCTGCATCAATGGCTGCAATGACGTTGGCATACTCATTCCGCCGAATTTCGGGGAGCGATCCGATCTTGAAGTATTTGCACAGGCGCTCTGTGTCTGAGCCGGTCTCATCAATCTTCTTTTGGATTGTCGCTAGCTGCTCGTCGCTGATGGGATCATTCTCAGTTTGCGCTTCGCTTGACTTGCCGTCATCGTCAGCCGCCGCTGCAAGGCCAAGCGCCGCCTTGAGCGTCATGCGCTGCAGATACGTAAGCGTAGAGCCAATAGCCTGGATGCCGTTCTTATTGCCGCTCTCATCGCGTGGCGCGCTCAGCGTGTTTTCTTCGCTGTAGCCCATGCGGTGAGAGACAATGCACGTCACCACGATAGGCTCATTCGGGAGCGAGGTTGTGCGGAAGCGATAGGAGAGACCATGCTTGGAAAGGATCGGGTTCACCGTCATGGCGATTGTTGCCAGATCCTCGTAGCGATAGTTCGTGCGCTGGCCGCTCTTGTTGGTGAAGTCCACCTCGCGTGTTTTGACGATCACTGGAATTTCAGCGCTAGCTGCAGCCATCGCTTCGTCAAACGCCTTGCGCCCAAGGTTTGCCTCATAGCGCTCCTGCAAGCCCATGAGCTTGTCCAGAACGTCAATGCTCTGGCCGTTCTCTACGGCTCTGCTAAGCATCTCCATTGGGGTGAGGGCGGTTGTACGCGTCGGCACATTCGAGACTTGAACCTGTTTACCCTCAACCTCGATAACGATCTCGTCTTCTTTTCCGTCTGCCATGTTCAGTCCTTTGCTTCGATGGGGCCATCATCAGGCCTCTCGCGTGTCAAGTATTCGCGCACCTGTCCGTCTTTAAATAGGCGACGCTGCTGCGCTAATGCGCGGTCAACGGCCCGTTCAAACTCTGCCAAAGCGTCCGCTTGGATCATCGCGCCAGTTTTAGCGAAGGCCGCTAGGATAATTTCTTTTGGGGTCATTCGTCCTGTCCGTCACGGTCCTCGCTGAGGCGCATTTCAGTAGTTAAACGCGCGCGTCTGCTTAAGCTGCTCGTCCTTGTCGCGACGGAGATCATAGCACTCCATGACGCGCTCCATGTTTTGGCCGTTGCGAGCGTCCGCTGTTTTCTTGGCGTCAAATCCCTCAGGAATGTAAACAGGGAAGTCGTCCCAATCGAACTGGTCGCAGATAACTAGCATGTGCGTTGCGCCTTGCTTCACGCCCTCGTCAAACCAGCCGGAAATATCCTCTCTACTCGCACTCATCGTTTTCTCTCCACAACCTTGCCCGTTCCGAGCTTCTTGGTTTTCGTCTTGTCAAAGCCGCGATTGGCGATCTTCCGTTTAGGTTTCGTCTCGCCCGTCGCTTTCTTCCGCAACCGCTTGATGTGTGCTACGTCTCGAATGTCTCCGCCAACACGTCCAGGACCGCCATACGTCTTGATGTCAGCGTGATGCTTGCAAAGTCCACAGTCTGGATAGTCGTCGTTCCCGATTGCAACCATGGTCCAATGCTCGAATACAGCGATAGGCTCTGAGCAATCAGTGATGAAGCAAACGTGGTTCTGCCGCTCTCTGATTTCGCGCTTAACGCGCTCAGTCGGATCACGGCGCTTAGCCTTCACTGCGTAGCTCTTGCCTGTGCCGCTGCAAACGTACCTGCAGCAAGCATAAGGATACCGATGGCTACGGGTTCAGGCCAAGTTTGAGGTGTGCCTAGAACACGGATGCCGCAGACTGCGATGCCTACAACGCAGAGCCAAGCGGCAGTAAACCATG